CGTGGAAAGAAGTCAGTAAAGACAATGCAGATGTAGGCGCGTTATCTTGGTTCACTTCGCCAACTCAGGTTGCTAGATTTATGCAAACTGTAAAAGTAGGTTCAACAGATAGTAATATGATTATGAACACACAAAATAATCTTATGGGTTACAATGTTAATGTTACAAGCCAAATGCCTGATACATTAACAAAAGGAACTTCGTCAGGGGATTGTTCAGCTTTATTATTCGGTAACTTTAATGATCTTGTTATTGGAGAATGGGGTAATTTAGATGTTATGGTTGACCCTTATTCACTATCAACTCTAGGCGCAACAAGAATAGCGTCTTTCTACGATGTTGATATTGCAGTAAGACACGCTGAAAGTTTCTCAGCAATTCAAGACTTAAACGCATAATAATAATTAGCGTACTGATATGGGACGGCGAAAGTCGTCCCGTATCTAATTAATTTAACAAGGGATATTATGAAAATTAAAATTTTAAAAAATACGTCTGTTAAAGGACAACATTGTTCAATTGGTTCAGTTGTAGAAGCTTCTCAACAAGACGCAGAATATTTAGTTGGTATGGGTAAAGCTGAAATGACAGGCGAAGCAGTTAAAAATGTTGAACCTGCTGTTAATAAAGCAAAAGGTTTAAAAAAAGCAGTAAATAAAATATTTAAAAAATAATGACGGCAAAGTTGCCGACGCATTTTTTTATAGACCGTAAAAAGTTCTATATAAAATATTGGAATAATAAAGAAGCGAACAAAGTTAAATGCGACGGCGAGTTTGATACGGAAAAAGCAGAAATAACTATTAATAAAGATTTAGAACCTAAAGAAAAATTAATAACTGTTATTCACGAATTTTTACATTTCCTGGTTTGGTATAATTCTTTAAAATTAACCGCCAGGACAGAAGAAAAATATGTTGATTTGTTTTCAACACAATTAATAGAAATATTATTAAATAAACAAAATAAAGATTTAAAAGAATTAATAATAAAAATTTTAAAAGATAATTAGTACACGAAAAGTTTATCGCTTAACTAGGGGTGGTTTATTATCATAATAATATAGGGGTGGAAAAAAGTTAATGGCGATAGAAGATACAACAGAAAGATCAATATTTTTTGATAGTGATGAATTCGCAGATAGTATTACAATAACTATTGGTGGTTCAGCTTCAACAATCAAAGGAATATTTGATAACGAAATGACTACTATTGATGTTGGCGATAATGCGGGTATTACCGCAAACCAACCTAAAATAACCGTAAAAACAAGTGATATTACAAATGCTGATTTTGGCGACCCTGTTGTTATTAACTCTACTAATTATACTGTAAATAATGTTCTTAAAGACGGAACAGGAATTACAGAAATATTTTTGAGTGAGGCGTAACAATGGCTCATAAAAGAACAAGTATAAGAAATAATGTTACAACGGCATTAACAGGATTAACAACGACAGGTTCAAACGTTTTTGAAAGTCGTATATATCCAAATGAATTATCAAAATTACCTTTACTAAATATTTATAGTAATACAGAAACAAGCGAACTATCTAGTATAGGTAAGATTGAACGAAACTTAGAAATACAAGTTGAGGGATTTGCTAAAGCAACATCAAATATTGATGAAACTTTAGACACAATCGCAAAAGAAGTTGAGATAGCTTTAGCAACTGATTTAACTAGAGGTGGACACGCTAAAGAAACTTGGCTTACAAATACAGAATACGAATTAGAGAATATAGGCAATCAACAATTAGGCGTTATTAAAATGACGTTTAATGTTCACTATATAACAACAAAAATTAACCCTGAGGTATTAGGATAATGGCAAAAAGAATTATAGTCGTAAAAGACGATAATAAAATTGAGATATGGGACACGGACTTAGAACGTTTCGAAAAAAACGGTTGGTCTAAAGAGGGTTCTAGTCCAATTATCAAACAAACAAAAACTAAAATAACAATAAATAAGGATAATAAATAATGGCTACACATTCAGGAAGCGCGGGAACTGTTAAAGTTGGTTCTAATGCAGTTGCAGAATTAAAATCTTGGTCTTTAGATCAAACGCAAGACACGGTGGAAACTACAAAATTGGGTGATACCGTTAAAACATATACGGCAACACAATCAAGTTCGTCAGGAACTATGGATTGTTTTTGGGACGAAACAGATACTAACGGACAAGTCGCTTGTACTATTGGTGCGTCAGTAACTTTAAATTTATACCCTGAGGGTGCAACTTCGGGCGATACTTACTATACAGGAACTGCGATCATAACTTCTGTTGGTGTTTCACAAACACACGATGGAATAGTTGAGAGATCAATTGGTTTCCAAGTTACAGGTGCAGTTACAATCGGAACAGTATAATAATTTATGTCAGATATAGACAAAGTTATTTCACATTTTGCAGAAAAGAAAAAAAGATCAGTTACAATTGACGAGTGGGGTGTAACTTATTGGATTAGTCCATTAACAGTACATGAAACAAGACGATTATATCAATCAGCAAGAAAAGATGAGATAACAATGTTAGTTGACGCAATAATAATGAAAGCCGAAAAAGAAAATGGCGATAAAGCATTTAGCGTAGCTGATAAAGATAAACTTTTAAATCAAGCAGACGTAGATATTGTAAAAACCTTAGGGTCTTTCATTATTAACGAGTTCAACGCAGACGACGTAAAAAAAAACTTCGATTAGAACCTGATTTTTACGCGATATTTTTTTTAGCAGAAAAGCTAAATAAAAATATTGCAGACATATTTAATATGTCAAAAGCAGAATACGATAGTTGGTTTATGTATTTAGAAGTTAAAGCTGAAAAAGATAAATTTCAATTAGATAAAATGAAAAACAAAAAATAATATGGCTCAAAAAGGAATAAATTTTAAAATAACCGCCGTTAATAAGACTAAACAGGCGTTCGGTCAGATAGGTCGGGGATTAAAAGGTATTACTAAAGCCGTATTTAGCTTTAAAACTGCTTTAACAGGTGCAGTTGGTATAGCAGGGTTAGGTTTATTAGTTCGTAATAGTTTAATTGCTACTGATCGTTTAGGCAAAATGTCAAACGTATTAGGTATAGCAGTTAAAGATTTACAAACTTTAAAATTAGCCTCAGAAGTTGGTGGAATAGAGTTTGAAACGTTTGCAAAAGCAACACGTCGTATGACGGATAACTTCGGGGACTTTTTAAACGGAACAGGGGAAGCAACACTAACATTTAAAGCTTTAGGAATTTCTGTTGCGGACGCTAACGCTTTGTCAGGCGACCAAATGGGAATTTTAGAACTTGTCGCTGATAGATTAAGTTTAGTTGAAAATAAAACTCTTAAATTAAAATTTGCACAAGAAATTTTTGGTGGTAGAGGTGCAGAATTAATAAATGTTTTAGAGGGTGGTTCTGAAGCGTTAAAGAAATTTGCTGAGGAAAGCGAAAGATTTGGTTCTTTAAATGCAACACAAGTTAAAGCGGTAGAACAATTTAACGATAGTATTACAAGAATGAAAACAGTATTTGCAAATATTGTTAATCAACTTGTTGCTTTTGTTAGTCCTGCGTTTCAAGAATTATCAGACAATTTAAGGGAAAAACTTTTAACTTCAATTGAGGACGCTAACGGCGGAATATCAGAATTTGCTAAAGAGGGTGCAGAAAAATTATTTAATTTTGCAATCATAACTATTGAAGCTTTTGAAAGTACAATAAATGCAGTTATAGATTTTAAAAATATGATCGGTGCGTCTTTAACCGACATGAGAAATTTTTTTAGAGTATTTAAAGATGATATAAAACATATAAAAACTGCAAACGTAGATTTTTCAGCTATGTCAATACGTTTAGAATTATTAAGGGACGGAACGTTAGATTATTTATTTGCAAATGATAAATTAAATGACAGTTTAGATGATAGTAGCGATAAAGCAAAAGACAATATTCACGAAAATAAATTATTATACGCAAGTTTAGTTAATTTAGATAATGCTAGTGATAAGTTTGGTAGTACAATTGCAGGTAATTTTGAAAAAGCAGTTTTTGAGGCTAAAAGTTTTAGAGAAACTTTAGCTAATATTGGTCAAGACATAATTAAAATAGCTTATCAGGTTGCAGTAACAAGACCTCTTGGCGAAGCTTTAGGTGGTGCAATATCCTCAGGTATTGGTGGTATAAAAGACATAATATTTGGTAAACGTGCTATGGGTGGTGCAGTTACACAAGGTCAATCTTATTTAGTTGGCGAACGTGGGGCAGAAATATTTACACCTAACAAGTCAGGTTACATAACACCCAATAATAAATTAGGTGGTTCAGATAGTATTAAAGTTGTTCAAGAAATAAATATTATGCCTAGTGTTTCAGACGTTGCTAAAGCAGAAATATTTGGAATGTTACCTTTAATAAAACAAGAAGCATTAAACGGTGTTATTGACGCTAGAAATAGAGGCGGTTCAGTAGCACGATCTTTAGGAGTTAGAGCATAATGGCAACTTATTCAATACCGACAACAGTTGGTTTTAGTTCAGTAGAATTTGGATTAGAAAATAATAATCAAGTTTTTGAAAGTCCATTATCAGGTAGTATTCAGGTTTCAGAATTAACGGGTGCTAGGTGGTATGCAACATTTAATTTACCACCAATGAGTAAGACAAATGCTTTAGAATACATAGGATTTTTACAAAGATTACAAGGTAGAGTACATAGTTTTAGTGGATATGACCCAAACCATCGTTCGCCTAGTGGCACGATTGCAGGGTCAACTTTATTAGTTGACGGTGCAAGTCAAACAGGAACAAGCTTAACTTTAGATGGCGCGGCGGCTTCAACTTTAGTTTTAAAAGCAGGGGATTTTTTTTCAGTTAATAGTGAGTTAAAAATGGTTACAGCAGACGCAACTAGCGATGGTTCAGGTGATGTTACAGTTAATTTCGTACCAAGTTTAAGATCAAGTCCGTCAAACGACGCAAGTATAACGACGACTAATCCTGTATGCACAATGAAATTAACAGGCGATAGTACAAGTTATAATATTAATAATTCTAATATTTATGGAATAAGTTTTAGTGGTTTAGAGGTTTTTTAAATGGTTAAGACGCTTTCTACAAATAATAGTAACGTCTTAAACGATGATGTTTTAAGACCAATTTATTTTTTAAAATTAGAGTTCCCAAGTGGAACTACTTATCTAAATTCTAGTGATAGAAATATTACTTTTGATAGTCAAAGTTATTTAGGTGCAGGAACAATTGGAACTATGTCAGATATTGAAGAAACATCTGAGTTACAAGCTAACGGAGTTAAATTAACTTTAACAGGAATACCAAGTACATATATTTCAATTGCTTTAACAACTGAATATCAAGGGTCAAATGCAACTGCTTATTTAGGTTTTTTAAATAGTAGTTATGCTTTAGTTGATGACCCATTTATAGTTTTTGTAGGTAAAGTAGATACAATGGCAATTAGTTTATCTGATTATGCTACAATTGAATTAGATATAGAAAATAGATTAATTGATTGGGAACGTCCAAGAATTTCAAGATTTACAAACGAAGAACAACAAAATTTATACTCAGGCGACAAAGGTTTAGAGTTTGTTGATAGCGTTGCAGAAAAAGAATTATTTTGGGGGGTAGATAACTAATGGGTTGGAATCCTTTTAAAGCAATTGTTAAAGGTGCAAAATCAGTAGCTGAAACTGTTGCAAAAAATGTTGCAACAAAAGGTGGTTGGAGAGGTTTATTATCTAGCGGTCTTAAACAATTTGCTTTTTCATTTATTGCTAGTGCTGTTTTAGGATTTGCATATAAAAAACTTGCAGGTAAACCAAAACAACCTGATTTTAATAGTTTTACAAACGAGGCTCTTGCTAGAAAAAGTCTTATAAGAAGTCCTGTTGCTGATAGATCAATAATTTATGGTTCTGTTAGAAAAGGTGGTGCAATAGTACACGCAGAAACTTTAAATGATAATAAAGATTTATATTTAGT